CGCAATATATCGAAGAATTTGACGTAGATCCGTCACGTATTACAGAGCTTCACTTAATCAGTGAATTGGCAGAATTCGATATATATGAAATGCGGGCAACTAAGATTATTGCAGAGAAGTATCCCACAATGCTCCAAGAATACTGTATGGGTTTCGACTCAGAAGGTAACGCAATTATCAATGAGGATATTTCAAAAGTATTCGAATTAAAAGATCGTCTCAAAAAGAGCCGTATGCGAATTCTTGAAACACTTATGGCAACAAGAAAAGAGCGGGCCAAAGTCATCATGGCTCACACCGGCTCTGATTCTAATGACGTATCTGGGCTTAAGAGCAAGTTGGATATGCTTCTTAAACAGGTTAAAGAAAACGGCGGCAATGGTAATTCTAAAAAGTCATCCAATAGCGACGTAATAGATGCGGAGTATAGAGTAGAATGATAAGCAAGCCCAAATCTAAAACAAAGAAGACTACGAATAAGTCTACAAAGAAGAGGCGGGCTAATTCCTCTATTGATAAGCAAAAGCACATAAAAGATAACGGGGCATATTTTAAGAATGACTATAGGACTGGTGAATTCAAATCAATGAAGAATCAGTCCATAATGATATATAGATCATCATTTGAATATGCCTATATGTGCAAATTAGAAAAAGACCCTAATTGCTTAAAATACATAGCCGAGCCATTCAAGATTAGATATGTAGACTCAGACGGTGCTATAAAGAATTACATCCCGGATTTATTAATACTATGGAAAGACGGATCAACAGAATTAGTAGAAATAAAACCAAAGGCAATGATGAAAGCAGGCAATGTTCAAAGAAAAGCAAAACATGCTTTATCATGGTTAAAAAATAATCACCCAGAGACTACATTTAGATTTATAACAGAAGATCAAATCTTCTCATCAAATAAAGAGTATCAGAGCGTTTTAAAGCGCTTAAAATGACAAGGGTAGGCAAAGGTATTGCCAGCTTAATAAAATCAATCTGGAGCAATCTATGGCCACTTACGACGCATTTAAAGATAAGTTTGTATCATTCGACATCGAGACAACAGGAATCGATCCAGGTGAATACTTTGGTGCGTCTGTAGACGGCATATCTAAAACCAATAATTTAAAACCTAGAGTTTGGGAAGCAGCATTTCACGATCCAAGAACCGGTAAGATATTTGAAGAGTCATTTGCTTCATCTAATATTAGCGAAGAGCAGAAAGCCCTTGCTGGAATATCCTTCTACGACAAAAACGAAGCATGGCAAAGACATATAACTGACACTTCTAAATACAAGTTCAAAGAAGGAGAAGTCTCAAAAGGCGTATCATCTGCTTTTAAAAGTACAGGCTTAACCGGCGGCATGATGCTTATTCAGAATGCCAGATTTGAAAACAGATGGATGTCCCACGTTGCAGATACAGAAGGCGCTCCTGAATTCTTTGAACAGATGAGATACGGACAAGATTCTTCAGTAGACGGAAATAGAAAACTATATACACCTCCGTCAATTTCTAAGATGAAGTCAAAAATAGACAGAGATAAATTATCAGTCTCTGCTATAGACTCTATTTACGATGATATAGTTAAACAATACGCAAAAGAAACTGACGAGGCGGCAAAGAATGGTCACTTAATAGTTGGCGATATGCTTGACTTTACAGCAGCAACATTTACAAAGGCCGTTAAAAAAGGTCATCTGGATCCGACATATTTAACAAAAGGTCATAACGTAGAACTGTTATCCAAAGTCTTTCTTAATGAGCAAGAAGTTCACTCAGCAGGTTCGGATGCAAGACAGCAATCATTAATCTTCAAAGAAATGATGGGCTTACGAGACAGGCTCTCATCAGAGCAACTAACAGAACAGGACATAAAAAGGCTTGGAACATTAAATGCTGCAGCCCCCATAGTAAGAGAAGAATCTGCGGCAAGAGGTGCACTCGGTTTAATAGAATCAATAAAAGCGGGCAAACCTAACGTATCTGGTCCTATTGTTAATTACAGAAGAGTAGATGTAAAAGACAGCCTTACCGGTGCAGAAGAATATTTAAATATGCCAATAAGGCAAAAGGTAAGCAGAGTAGAAGACATTCTTCCTAATTATCTTAACAATACAAAATCGAATGAAGGCACTTTTGCATATACAGCAATATCAGACCTTGTTAAAAAACATGGTAGTAAAGCAGCTATCAGACATCTTCAGACAGATGATTTTAAAACAGGCTTAGAAGATTTAGTATCAAGATCAAAAGATACGATCAATAAAATCAATGACTTACCACCAGTAACAAAAACAATACAAGAAGAAGTAGACAAAGGTGTAAAGTCATTATCAGAAAGAATGGAAAAAGTCGGGGCAGAATTCTCAGAAGCTTACAAAAGCATGAGGGAAAGCCAGGAACTTTTAAAACAAATATTGCCAGAAAGTCCTAAAAAAGGCGGGGCAGTATTAGGCGTTACTGCTGCTATTGGTGGATTGTGGGCAGCATCACAATTTAATGACGAAGAAAAAGCTCAGGAATATAGAGACAGAACAAGAAGAAAACAGGTTCAGCTATATCCAGAAGCTACATTTAAAATGCTTGATCAAAGCAACTTACCACAATTGCCATACGGATATGCCAAAGCAGATTGGGAAGAAAGGATAAAACATCATGAATACTGATAACTATAAAAAAGGTTTAGCCAATCTTCGTTCTGCTTCTGGTCAGGCTACAATGGCAGATCAGGTATCACTGGAGTCTAATAGCAACAGTGGCGCATCAAGAGCTAGAAGACAAGCATTAATAGAGTCTCATTTCAAAGGCTCCGATAAAGGCATACTATCATATTCAAGAGATAAGATAGCCGGAAATTATGAAGACCTGAATGAAAGATTTAATAAAACAATTGCCTCAGTTGGTGCAGCTAAAAATCCTAACTCTGTTGAACACTTCAATGATATGCAAAAAATACGTGCAGACAGAGCAGGTAGAGATGCATTATCAGAACAGTCATTTGTAGAAAGATACAAAAGAACATCCTTAGGCTTAGACGCAGACATGCAAGCCTCAGCCAAGTCAGGTCATGGTGGTGGCATTCAAGGTATGCATGGCTACAAAGGTGGCTTTAAAGACGCATTCAGAGCAGCAGGCGCACAACAACACTTATCAAGAGCCGGTAGCTTTATCATGGGCCATGGTATGGGTCATGATGCTTTAAACGCAATTGGTATTATGACTAAGCACCAAAAAGATGTATTAGCCTCAAATAGCGTTGGCAGAATGGGTAAGATAATGACTGCTGGTGGTACTGCATTAGGCGGCATCTACGCAGCCTCCATCGCCGGAGATTACCTTTCTGGTCGCAATGACACAACATTAACAGACAATGCAGCAACAGGTATAGCATCAGCAGCACTGTCTATAGGTGCAGGCACACAGGCGTTTAGAGTAGCAAAGGAATTAACACATGCAGGAACATCTTTAATTCCTAAAGGTGTAAGCAGAAATTACACAGGTAAAGGTGCAGGACTTCTAAAAGCAGGCTCATCAGTTAGGCCATATGCAAAATGGGCAGCAGGTGCAACAGTTGGCGCAGGTGCATTCTTGGCAACAACAGCATTAGTAGACGCAGGCACAGAAATATTAAGAAGCGCCGCATCGAAAGACAATTCAATAAATAGATTAAAATCAAAGGTATATCAAGGTGATTACACAGGGGATATATCTACACAAACAAGACAATTGCAAACATCAAGACAAAGAACATTAGAAAAGCTAAGCAAGTCAGGATTAAACGATCGCGCGACAATACTTGGCAATGAAGCAATGGTCTTAAAAGGATTATTATGACAAATAAAGTATTCCCTATTGTTAACGAAGAAAAGGACGAAGCACTACCTTCGTCCATTATTGGCTTGTACGATTTAAACTGGAGGGAATACTTAAAGATAAAAAATTATGATAGAGATATTTCTACCATGTGCCAAAAATGCAAAAAAGAGCAGATGATTAAGTTCGGAAAAATCACTATCAAATGTTCCGGCCTGAGAAGAATAGAAACTATGCTTCCTGAAGAAATCATTAACGAATTTAATGATCAGGAGCTTATAACCATGAAGGAATTGGTAGACCCATATTATTGGGCGGAAAACCATATCGACGTACATCAAGAAAACCCGGAGAGAAGAGTATTCTCAAAAAGATGGTATCAGGAACGCATCGTATCTTGTTCAGCAAGCCGTAAAGTTGTTCGTTGCGGACGACGCATTGGCAAATCATACGCATTGGCATTAGACGCTACACATAGACTTGTAAATAATCCGGGATATAGAATACTTGTAGTAACACCATACCTTACACAGGCAAAAGAATTAGCAGAAATTGTAAGAAAAATGCTTAAACACTTAGACATAGGTTCATGGTCGGATATAGTAGAAAGATCAGTGTCATCTCCTAACCACGAAATTAAATTAAGGAATGGCTCAGTGTTCAAAGCATTTACAGCAGGTGGCGGTGATGCAGGTGCAGTCCGTGGTCAAGGTGCAGACTGGATTATCATTGACGAGGCAGACTTCATTTCTCAGCCAGCATATAATGCGATCGTTGCAATTCTTGCGGATACGCCTAATACGGAATTGACATGTACATCAACTCCGTTTGGTGAGAACATTCTATTTAAATTATCAAAAGCGCCGGAGTACAAAGAATTTCATTACCCTACTTCTGTATTGCCACACTATGATGACTCATTAGATGACGACATCAGAAACCAAACAGACGTAGTAGGCTACATTCAAGAGTACATGGCGGAATGGGGTCTTGATAGCAATGTAGTATTCCAACCAGAATTTATTGACAGGGCAAGAATAGACGAAATACCAGATCCAAGTGACTATATAGTAAATCGCAGCAATTATATATTGGCATTAGGATGCGACTGGAACGGTGATAAAGTTGGTACAAGGATATGTATAGTAGCTTATAGTAAAGTTACAGGAAAAATATCAATAGCAAAAATGGACAACGTTATCAAGGAAGGTTGGACACAATTAGCGGCAGTTCAAAAAATCATTGAACTAAACAGGCTATACACTCCTGACCATATCTATGTGGACGAAGGTTTTGGTGAATCAAACGTACAAGCCCTTAAATATCATGCAGTTAGCAACTATGGCAAATTGCCAAAAGACCATCCTGACTTAAGATTAGATGAAGTTGTAGCGGTTAACTTTGCCGCAACCTTGGAATTAAGAGACGTTGTTACAGGTGAAATTCGTAAAAAATATTATAAGAACTTTATCGTAGAAACAGTAAACCGCGCCCTTGAGACTAATACTCTTCTATTGGGTGGAACTATATCTCAGCCTATAGTAGATCAAATGAAAAACTATGTAGTTAAAACTACAACTGCTAACGGAAGAAAAGTATACGAAGCTAAGAACTCAGAGATCGGCGACCATGACTTAGATGCATTCATGATTGGCATAACTGCTCTACATTTAGAACATGATTCCATATTAGACCTCAGAGAAATCTCTACCATTCAAATACTTCCTGTTGAAAGAAACGAAACCCGGGGATATAATGAATCTTCATCAATAAGTGGCAGGATGTCTAATGAGCAGTTATCTGGCATAGCATCTAGTCTATTTTATTCATACAAAAATAATATGCCAAGAGTAGGTAGAACGGATGCAATAACAAGCTCCAAGCCTGGTGTTCTTGGTAGGTCAAGAATAACCACAAACTCTGGCAACTCTCGTTCTAGAGTTCTAACCGGAAGACAAAGATGACATTAGACTTATCAAAAGTTAACGGAGATCCTGCTTTCCAAATAGGCTTATGCTACTTCGACCCTATCGAAGAAGTCCTGAAGGAAATTACAGAAGAGTCTGGTTACATGCTCGGGGCGGATTCGTATAATGCAGTAGTTCATAAAATAATGGTAATAACTGGAACAACAGATAGGCTTACAAGATTAAAAATAGACCTAACAAGAAATTCCTCTATTGAAGATGCCTTTGATATAAAAATACAGCCAGGTTCAGTATCTCCAAGTATTCAGTCTTTTGAAGAGTTGCCTAATTACAACTCACTAATAGTAGAAGGGCCAATACTTCCAAATACGCTTATACCTATTTTTATTTATATTAAAGCGAATACAGAAGTAACAAGACTGTCTGAGTTACCTATAAAGATCTCATATGACTACATCTAATATAGACTCATTAGAAATACTACTTGAGCTAAAAGAGGCCAAAGCTCATTTGGCCTCTCAATTATCTTCAACCAAAGTAACAGTGCTGGAAAAAGAATATCCTGAAATAATAACAGCTATAAGAGGATTATTCGGAGACAGCTATGTTAACAATGGTGTAGCAGTAATCACATTCGATATGATTGCAGAATGCATGAAGATAGTAAGAAACGCTGGCAAAGGTAAAGCTCAAGAATTAATGAAATAAGGTAAAAAATGATTAATTTAACCGGCGACTTAAAACAAAATAGAATTGTAGACCAGCAACAAGCTGAGCTATATATGCGTATATACAAGTACGCCGCAGAGGACTTTGCAAACCATTCGGATTTGGAAGTTTTCATTAATAACCTTAGAGTATGGATGGAAAGTGTAGAAACAAGATTAACGACACTATCTAAATCATTGCAAACCCATACGCATCCAATAACTCCTCATATACATTCTATACCTACACATACCCATGCAATTCCTCCTCATACTCATATAGGGAATTTGGGTTCACCAGTTTCACCAACTCCATTAATAACAATGCCAGGAACATCAGGAGCGACAGTTGTAAATGAAATTTTGCAATCAGGCACACCTGCAAATCCTTCGGCATTAGAATGGAGGCAAATGACAATTCCTGCGACATATGTAAATACTACTGGAACAATAACAAACTATGCAGCAAATAAAGCAACAGTAGGAACATCTGTAGTAGGCTCAGCTACACCACATCTAAGAAGAGTTGCAGTAATACCAGATGCCGCAATTCCAGTTATCCCACCATATTTAGTGCCGGAAATAGTGTAAATGGAAAATAATATAAAAAG